AAAGATATATACATTTATATAAGTTCTGAAGGGGGTGATGTAGACTCGGCCTGTGCCATAATAGACGAAATCAATGGAGCTAAGAAGTTAGGATTTAATGTAAACACCATAGCTCTTGGAAAAGCATACTCAGCTGCTGCATATATATTAACTTTTGGGTCAAAAAAATACGCAACAGAAAACTCAACAATAATGTTGCATCCAATTTTGTTTGATTTAGATATGGATTATGTAGCAAACCAAAAAGCATATACGGCTTTTACTGATTACAAGTATGCAGATATAATTAATAAAGTTGCAAAAAATTGTAGGAAGAGAACAAAAACTTCTATTTCTAAATTTATAGAAGAAATACAACATGGACTTTGGCTTTGTCCAAAGGAAGCAAAAAAAAGAAAAATTATAGATGAAGTCTGGGACTACTCTTGGGAAAAAATAATAGATGAAGAAGGTCACAAGCGAAGAGATAAGAAAAGCTCAAGCGAATAGGGACAATATCAATGTCATGAACAAAATATGTTCAAAGTATACTGACATCATTCCCTACGAAGAGCTTGAGCGCTGCAAATTAGTAGCAGTGTGGCATTCAATAGAAAAGTACGATCCCTCCAAAGGAAACTGCAAGTTCACATCATTCCTGTGCAATAGACTGTTTTGGGAATGTCAAAAACAATTATATGAAATAAACAAAGCTAGAAGAATACCAAGAAACGAATACGCCTCCTCTTTAATATCAGACATCTCTGGTTTTGAAAAAGAGTTAGACGAAATTGAAGTCTTGGAACTCGTTCAACAACTGGACGAAGACTCTCAAAGAATAATCTTCAAAAGATTCTATGAGTCAAAAACGACAAAAGAAATAGGAAAAGAAAATGGATACGGTAGAGAAACAGCAAGAAGAAGAATAATAGAAGCGGTGGATAAATTGAAACAACTATGTTTACCGAGTTAGCATTTTACAATCATGATTCAACATATAAAGATTTGTTGTCTGTCGTATTTACATCATCTCAAAAAAGAGTTGATTGTGTAGCTATACCTTCTGGCTTTATGAGCCGTCTTACTGAATTTACAAACCATCAAAAGTTTTCTGTAGCTATTGATTTCCCTTACGGTCTTGGTGGAACATCTCTTAGAATTCACGAAATAATCCTTGCTATCAGACAAGGAGCTTCTTATATCGACCTAGTTTTGAATAACAGTTTTATTAAGGAAGAGAACTGGCGAAGAATACGGGAAGACTTGAAGTCTTGCCAAGCTGTCTGTAATCAGCATGGTATAGAGCTTAGAGTTATTATGGAATACCGATTGTTTCCTGTTAAGACCGTCTTATTGATGTGCGATCTCTTATACAACGCAAACGTCTACAATGTAATCAATTCTACTGGGTTTGTAGCTGACGATTTATCTGATAATGCTATCATCTCCTATGAAATACAGAGCAAAACAGGGGTTCAGGTCACGCCTTGCGTCAGGGCTTTTAACAAAGAACATGTAAAAATGTTTGAAGACCTAGACGTATATGCTCTCAGGCTTATTTCCTCCAAAGCTACAGAAGACATCATCTAATGGTGTATAATACTGTAGGATTGGACTCTTATTATAGGAACTAAAGGAAATCGTGCATAATAGTCATTGAGAAAGGTTTTTATTATGACTACTAGTGTACACAAGTCCGTCGTTGTTGCAGGCGGCAAAGCAACTGCAACTGTTACTTTTTCTGGCGCTGCTACTGCTGATCAAACGATCATCATTGTAGACGCGGCAGGTACTTCCAAGACCTATACTGCCAAAAATTCGACGACGGTAGCAAGTCTTCAGTTTATTAAAACTGCTGCTGCTGATGCTGCTACAGCTTTGAAGTCATGTATTGAACACGCTAATGGTCACAACGGTACTATTACTGTTGCTGATGATGGAGCTGGTGTTCTTACATTGACCCAAACAGTAGCTGGACCAGAAGGTAACGCAGGTAACGTTTTTGGAAGTGGAACTGGTATTACCGAAACTTTGTCTAATTGTACTGTTGTTGATTTTGCTGGTGGCGCAATTGCTGAAGCTAACGACAAAGGTACTATTGCAAACGGTGGTACTGTTGCTGGATCTAAGTTCCAAGGCAAATCACTTATGGACACCAATAAAGGCTCTAGAGCCTCTGGTGCTAAAGTTACTGCTCGAACTGGTAGCTCCTATGTACCCGGAATTGCTAAAGGTAATTCTAGTGGAACTTTGGCTTATAGTGGACCAACAACTAGATCTAAAGCTGACACGGGCTTCGTAATTAGAGGCGGTGTTGGTAATAAGATTTCTGGTGTTACACTTAACCCAATTCTTTATGGTGCTTCAGATACTACCAGTCGTAAGAGTGGTAATATCGCATACAGAGCTGCTTACCATAGTAAAGGTTTGCTTTCTGGACAAATCTTCAATCTCTACAGAGACCCAACATCTGCTCAGCCTTATAGAGGTGGAACAGCTGGTGGTGACGGTGGACTTCGACAAGATGATAATACTGCTAAGTCAGGTATCTCTGGTTGGGGAACTAGCCGAGCGCTTGCTGCTGACGGTGCTGCCGTTGTTGGTTTTGGTGCTGCCCCTAGAGCTGGTGAATTTGTAATCAAAGTTAGCTTCGTCACTCAGACGGACAATATGAAAGATTACAGCGCACTAACTGGAGGCTAATGTCCTATCTTTTTAGAATTGAGGTGAATCATGGGTTCAGAAATGCCAGCGCTCGCCGCTGTAATTGCGATTACGATGGGATTGTTAAAGGTAATAGAAATGTTGATTTCAAAGAAATCTTCCAAAGACTCTTGTTTGAGTCAGGAAGAAAGAACTTGGTTACAAGGACTACATGAATTACACGAACGATGTGACTCCGATGGAACACCATTAGTTTATGTTCCTCGCAGTTGGGCTGAAATTCAGCGCGACATGCAAAGAATAATGACAAAGATGGTAACAGACCAAAAAAGGATCGCAGATATTCTAGATAGAATTGACAAGAAGTTAGACTAGTTAGCTAGTAATTAATGGGGGTATAGGGTATTTACTCTTTACCCCCTATTTTATGGAGTAAAAAAATGAAAGTAGAAATGAAGAACAAAAAAGCAGCTATGGCAATAGTATCAGTACTTATTGCTCTATTTGTAGCCATATGGCAAAACGGAGGACTTGATGGAATTGTTATAGATGTACCGGGATCTGATCCTATTGAAGTAAATATTCCAGAAAGTTGTGACAATTGTGAAGAAGCTTGCGTATGTGATACTACAGGCAATGATTGTGACTGTGATGACAGTTGCGAATGCCCTAAGTGCGCCTGATAATTACGAAGTAGAAGTAGTTGAATACTGTGACTATGTAGAAATTAATCATGTGTACAGATACGATGAGATAGACGAGAGAGTGGTCTGCTATATGAAGCAGGCTATTTTCTGGTCTTTCAGAGAAGAGGTCTCACTGCCAGTAATGGACTCACAAGGTAAACCAACTGATGAATATAGAATGAGTTCTGGCTTCGTGGTTCGAGACTACGTTGTATTAAAGATGGGCTGGAGTAATAAACAAAAGACAAGATGGAATTTTATTAATGGGAAATGGCACTTTACTTTTTATGATATGAACAGTGATACATACACACGAGTCATATGCAAAAGTATTAAAGTTAGTCACACAAATTATGATGTTGAACGTAGAAATCTCAAGCTAATAAGAAAAGAACATAGACACGAATTTATGGAGCATAGAAAATGAAATACCCACAACTAAAGGCTCGGTGGATAACTTCCCCTGACCCAAACATTACAAAACAAATAGTTAGTGCTTACAGAGTTCTTACTAATGAAGACACTGGTGAACCTTGGAACGATCTTCTTTTTGAAAAAGAAGTAGAACCTTGGGTTAATGAATTAGAATTCGTTGTTCCGGCATGGGATGTAAAAGGATCATTAATTGATACCTATGCAAATATTTACACCACAGTTCAAGCAATGACAGATAATTTTCATTCTACAGCTATAGAATCCAATACAATTATTCTTGAGTCGTTTAGTGTTGAAAGCGTAAATGGAGTTCACCTTGAAATGAGTCCATTTCCAGAATATTATAAAGAAATTGAAGAGCCTGCTCTATACGTTTACCCGTTGGCTTCAGGGGTTATTTAGATGAATTGGCAAGATATACACGATCAGGCCATCGTATTTGATTGGCACAATCACGGCACACTTAAAAATTTCTTATTTGATCGCTCTCTCGACGGTAAAGACTCTAGGTTTTTAACCAAGTTATACAAAAGAGCTTTCTGGCCTCTTAGCGAAAGAAACACATTACCTAAAATGGAAGAAGGTGGATTGAATGTAATTCTCTCTACATCTTATATACCAGAAATAGAATGGGTAGATGATCAAAAGCTAATAAAGTTTCTCAAGTGGCTTTACCCCTCAGTAAACAAAAGAGTATTTGAGCCAACCTACTTCGACGCAACTAACGCAATGATGGATCGTATGGAAAAAGAGGTTGAGTCATACAACGAAATATCACTCTCTGACAACAAATTTGTTTTTGTAAAAAGCATCAGAGAATTAGAAGACGCTATCGTTAATAGCGACATAGCAATGATTCATTCTGTTGAAGGAGGCCATTCTCTTAATGGAGAACTGGCAAAGAAAAGAGTCGATGAATCTACAGCGCTAAAGCCTTTAGTAAGAGACGAGATTCTAAAAAATCTAGAGCATTTTTATAATAGAGGAGTGGCATACCTTACACTCGCTCACTTCTACCCAAACCATTTAGTGTCTCCTGTATTCCCATATCCAGAATACGGTATTAAAAGTAGTAACTGGAAACAGCTTATGGCTGGCTGGGATATGAATAAAGGTTTGACATCTGCTGGTAAAAAGGTGGTGGAAACCATGAAAGAGATGGGTATGATAATAGATATCAGTCACTGTACGCCCAAGGCTAGGCAAGAAGTATATGATATTGTAGGAAATGATTTATCAAAAGTTATAGCAAGTCATGTTGGTTCTTTCTCTATAAATCCAGACCCCTACAATCTGGAAGACTGGGAAATTAAATGGCTGGCAGATCACAACTGTCTAGTCGGTTTAATCTTCATGAACTATTGGTTAAGCCCAATAGATTCTGGGCTTGGATTAAAACACATAGAAAGAACAATTGACCATATAATAAATGTAGCTGGCGACGAAGTGTTGGCTATAGGAACAGATTTTGACGGATTCACAGACCCTCCAGATGAGATAACAGATATATCTGAGTTACCTAGATTTACCAGATACTTGTCTTCTCTAAAAGGCGGAGTAGATAAGGATAAGTATTCAACTGAAACAATAACTAATATACTAGGTAGAAATTCCCTAAGATTTATCCTTGAGGGATGGGGTAAAAAGAAATGAAAAAATATATAGAAGCATTAAAGCAGTATGCTGAAGAAGCTACTACTAGTGATCCAAAAACCGGAGCTTGTTGGGAAGGTTATCAAAGAGTTCCTAATACTAAGAAAGGCGATCCGGGATCTTGCGAAAAGATTAATGCAGGAGAAGTTGAAGCAGATTATAAGTATGAAAACCCAAGAACTGGAGAAGTGTTTATATACTCAAGAAGAGGCATTTACAAAAAAGATGGAGTAATGCTAGTATATAAAGGAAAAGCAGAACATGAAAATTAACAAAATGGAAGGCAAGATATTGGTCTTGTAAAATGTGGCAATATGGCAAATAATAATAGACTACAATCTATCTTAGAAAAGCGTCGTCAAAAACATCAGATCAAGTCTGATAAAAAAGACGATAAGCAAGAAAAGAAAGATAGCAAAAGAGATTACAGACTTGAAAAAATCAATGCTGTAAAAGAAAAAATCTATGCTGTTGCAGCCAAAAGGAAGTGGCTGTTTTTAATCATAGCAGCTGCGATAGTAGCCTACTTAGTCATTTTCAAAGGCGGGTTTAGCTTTGGTGGCGGAGCAGGCATTTTAGAGAAGATTAAAGGCTTCTTTTAATTTTTTATATTAAGGAAAAGAACTATGGAAAAGGTCAAAGCCTTATTCAAAAGTCGTCGTTTCTGGACTGCCATTGGTGGTGTGGTTGTAGTAGCCGCTCAGGAAACACTTGGATTAGACCCAGAAACAACTAACCGAATTGTAGCATTAGCTGTGGCTTGGATTCTTGGTGACTCTCTACGAGTTACTTCTGAAGAATCTGCATAGAACTATATGCAAACATTTAGCAGTTCGTCTATAATACTATAGGCGAGCTGCTATTTTTTTTGGGATTACGATATGGCTAAAGACGAGAGACATTTATTAATTTTTTCTGCTAAGTGGTGTGGCCCTTGTAGAATGATGAAGTCTATGGTTTGGAATGACCCTAGTGTACAGGAAAGTTTAGAAGACTTTGATTCTGTTAGCTTTCTAGACATAGATGATCCACAGCATAGACAAATGGCTGTTGCTTATAGAGTTCAGGCAGTTCCTACAATTTATATTGTAGACGAAGAAGGGGTTCCCAAAAAAGCAGCCAGTACAATGGACGTAAGAGGTACTTTAAGTTTTTTAGGTTAAAAAAATGAAAGAGAATCATCAAGTAGTAGTATTCATGGCTGAGTGGTGTCCTCATTGTGCAAACATGAGAAAATATGTTTGGACTGATGATAGAGTACGCCAAGTAATGAGTCAGTTTCATAATTCAAAACCTGCATATGTTATTTGCAGCAAGCCTCAAAATAGACATCTGGTAGATGAATTTGAAATAGAAAAATATCCAACCGTCGTTATTATGGATGAAGATCATAATATCAAAAAACGTGCTAATAATATGGATGCGGAAGAAGTAATAGAATTTTTAGAAAACTTCAATGAATAAAAACTCTACAGTTTTAGTAACTGGTGGTCAAGGTTGGATTGGCATAGCTCTTGGTCAGTATCTTTCAGACCAAGGTTTTACAGATGTTCAAGTTCTAGCTGGCAATACACATGGCATAGATCTTGGCCTAGATTCAGTTATTGGCTGGGCTTTTCAAACAAACCCTGAAATAGTTGTACATTTAGCAACAAGACTTCCAACGCAAGAACTTTCGTTGGATTATCCTGCTGCCCTTATGTATGAAAATGTATTAGTAACTTCTAAAGTCATGGAAGAAGCTAGACTTTCTGGGTGTAAAAAGTTTATAACAATTTGGGAATCTTCTTGTTATCCAGAATTTGCTGAAACTCCCTACAAAGAATCAGATTTGTGGGAAGGCGCTCCTCATTGGACTAAAAGATATTATGGTAATGCAGCTAAAACACTAATGGAAATGAACATGGCTTTTAGCACTCAATTTCCAGAGTTTGTTGGTGTTAATCTTATATTTCCAGAGGTATATGGGCCGGGATCAGGCTTTGATCTTAGAAAAGGTAAAGTTATTGAATCAATAATAACTAACTTAAAAGCATCTGAAAAACATGATTCTCCTTTGAGAATAGAAGGGGACAGCGAATCTTCTAGGGACTTCTTATATATATCCGATGCTGTAAATTCTATATATCATGCAATCATGTTCGCAGATGAACCAAACACTTACAATGTGTCGGATGGACATGAAATAAGCATCAAAGACTTACACGTTAAAGTTAAAGAAGCTTTTAATATCAAAATTCCAATAGATTGGCATGAAGCCGAGATTGACGTTTTGAAGAAATCCGTTATGAACACATCGCTTATAAAAGAAGATCTCGGCTGGGAACCAAGAGTTGACTTAGATCGTGGCCTTAACTCTATGGCTCAATGGTACAAAGCAAATAGACTAAGCTCAGATTATATACCAGAAGATACTATCTCAATACTATGATAAACGCAATCATATTCTCAAAAGACAAAGCTTGCCAATTAGAGCTTCTTCTTAGATCTATCAGAAGAAACACATCAAATCTTTTTGATATAAAAGTTATATACGAAGCATCAAATGGTGTTTTTAACCAAGGATATGAAAAACTAAAAGAGGAAACATTTTACCACACAAAAAGAGATGTTAATTTTCCCGTTAGATGGCATGAAAGAACCGAAGACAACATAAGCTTAGACATTCTAAATATATTAAATGAGGATAGAGATCTAACATGCTTCTTGTCTGATGAGGATATACTCTTCTCAAGTCCTCCTTCTTACAGGGAGATACTTAATCTATTCAGGGAGAAGCCTGTTACGTCCTTATCGCTTAGACTTGGAAACAATACCATCATTCAGAATCCTTACTCTGCAAAGGATTATTTTATTGATAAGCCTAGAACTGGAGAGTTTCTGTTCGACAAATTCTTGTTCTGGAACGCTTCTGACTTAAAGCCATTCACAAACTTCGCAATACCCTTCTCTTCTCATGGACACATTCACACAACTAAATTAGTTAAGTTTGTACTTGAGCAAACAAAGATTAGTTCTTTTCAAGACTTTGAGAAAAGTCTACAAGACAATTTATACATGGGAGCCTTTGGTTCTCTAATACCTCCTTATATGGCTTGCTTAGAATATAATGTATTAATAACAAACATAGCTGAAAAAATTTCAGACCCTAAACCATTTGATTATGGTACAGGGGATTTTGGTATAAATGAAAGATACCTACAAGATTACAAAATAGATTACGACTTCTTTAAGTTTAGTGGTACATCTAAACCATTCCAGCAATTTATAACAAGGTTCCACCGTGAAGATTATTTGCACTACAGTCGTCAGAGCGGCTAAACAGGGTGACATACATGGTGGTCTGTATGTTATAGATACAGAAAGTGGAGACATACTACATCATGCACCTTATGAAATGGATTTTGTTAACGATAATGAGCGTGGAGGAGAAAGAGGTCTTCGTGGCGTTTGCGTTCTTCATGACCGCATTATCGTTTCTGATTCTGCTGGCTTTATTGAGCTAGATAAAAATACTTACGAAATAAAAAGAACATTTCAAGACAGAGAATATTTCAAGAGTATACATGAGATAGCCTTTTTTGACGATCATATCTGGGCAACATCTACAGCTTATGACGCTATAGTCAAACTAGACCTTGACTTTAATATAAAAGGCTTCTGGGAAATACTAGGGAAGGATGTAGACAATCACAAGATTCTCACTGGAAAGGTAGAGATAAATCCAGACACTAAGTCTGAGAAGGATTCTTATCACATCAACTCTATATTCGCTACAGAAGACAGACTTTTGTTCTCTGGTCTACTAACACCTTTATACGATTTCAACACCTTTGAGGAAGTCTGTAAGATACCGATGGTTCAGACAACTTCTGGACAGTTAGCGAATGGGTTCGTTCATAACTTTTATGGGTATGATGATTTCTTCACCATAAACTTCACCACATTTAGTTCTTTAGGACTTTCTCATGATGGAGAGAACTTTGAACATTTTGGTATACCAAGAGCTTCCGATGTAAAATACCAAGTGGACGAAATTGCTTCAAATAACTGGAATAGAGGACTCGCTAGAGGTGGTGGAAAATTATTCATTGGCTCATCACCTGCGAGGATTTTAGTTTTTGACATTGAGACAAAAACTTTCGAGACAGAAATAAAACTAGAAAAAGACATGAGACACGCTATTCACGGACTAGAGGTAATCGAATAATGAAGATCAACTTAGACCTTGCCAAAAAAAACAAGGTGGAAAAACTAAAAATTTCAAAAAACCAAGCGGCTTGGCTATTGCCTGAGAATGACAATTTTCGTAAGATGATTGCTTATTCTTACAACGATTCCATCACTTGGGTTCATCCAGAGTACAGAGATGGGAAAAACCGTAAGAAATAAAACCAAAAAAGACAAAAAACGTCTAAAAGAAAGCCGACGATTACGTCTCAGGAAGTATAATTCTAAAGATGCGGCTTACCCCAAGTAGGTCTTACTTAAACAATCTTACAGGTCTAAATAAAAGAAAAGTAGGCATTGCCTCACTAAGTGTATAATAACTTGTTGGGTTATAAAGAGCTTCTTGCAAAAGAGAGCTAGAGCGACACAAACTCAACAAGCCTATGTTGCACTAAGTGAGTAGTTTTATCGTGTTTACCTTTACTCTAACGAATCGCTTAGTATAACAGGTGTCGCTCTATTTTTTTTCAACAGTCCATTCTATGGACTTTTTTTAATATAATTGCTCGGATAAAAAATGACTTCAGAGATCAAAGTTAAGAAACGCAATGGAAGACTGGAACAAATCAATCTTGACAAAATCAACAAATGCGTTGAAAGATCTTGTGAAGGATTATCAGATGTTAATGTCAGTGAAGTAGTATTAGATGCAAGTCTACAGCTATACAATAAAATAACTACGTCTGAAATAGATACTGCATTAATAATGTCGGCTCGATCCAAAATAGAACAAGAGCCTAACTACAATTATGTTGCTACGAATCTTTTGCTTTCTAGTTTGTACAAAGAAGTCTTCGGCAAGAGTGTAAATGGTGACTTCTTAGACGAATACAAATCGTCTTTTATAAAGAACATCAAAGCTCTAGTCAAAGAAGATAGATTAAGTGAAGAGATCTTGAGTTATGACTTAGAGCTTCTTAGCGAGAGTTTAGTTGTAGATCGTGACAAAAATTTCAAGTATCTTGGAATCCAAACACTGTACGACCGATACTTCATACACAAAGAAGGTCGCAGGATGGAGACTCCACAAGCGTTTTATATGCGAGTTGCAATGGGTCTTTGTTTGAACGAAGAAGACAAAGAAGCCAAAGCTATCGAAATTTACAATATGATGTCTGAGTTTAGATACTCACCATCTACTCCAACTCTCTTCAACAGTGGAACTTGTCATTCTCAATTATCCTCTTGCTATCTAAGCACAGTGGACGATTCTATTGACGGCATCTTTGGCACTATTCATGGTCAAGCTAGACTCTCAAAGTATGCTGGAGGTCTTGGTGTAGACTGGAGTTCTGTTCGTTCTACCGGCTCTTATATTAAAGGCACAAACGGTCAGTCTTCTGGATTGATTCCGTGGCTGAAGATATTCAATGATACTCTTGTCGGCGTGAATCAGGGCGGTAAACGTAAGGGTGCTGGATGTGCTTACTTGGAAGTATGGCATCTTGATGTTGAAGACTTTTTAGATTTAAGAAAAAACACTGGCGATGATCGTCGTCGTTGTCACGACATGAATACGGCACTGTGGATTTGTGATGAGTTCATGCTGTCAGCTCAGAAAGGAAGAGATTGGTATTTATTTGACCCATCTGAATGTCCTGACCTACATGAAACATATGGTAAGAAATTTACAAGAGCATATAATAAGTACAAAAAGATGGCGAAAAACGGAGAGATTAAAAACTTCCGTGTCATAAACGCCAAAGACTTATGGAAGAAGATGCTTAAATCCCTTTATGAAACAGGGCATCCATGGATTACTTTCAAAGATCCTTCTAATATTCGTTACAGTAATAAACATGAAGGTGTTGTTCATTCTTCCAATCTATGCACAGAGATACTTCTTCATACTAAACCAACAGTGTATGAAGATGGTGAAGTTGTTGAAGTAGGAGAGACTGCTGTCTGCAATCTTGCCTCCATCAATCTTGAGAATCATATTAAGGTTCGCACTATTGATTGGAAAAAGTTGCAGAAGACAGTAGAGGTGGCTATTAGAGGCTTGGATAATGTTATTGATCTTAACTTTTACCCAACAAAAGAAGCCGCTAAGTCTAACCTAAGAAATCGTCCTGTTGGCTTAGGCATTATGGGTACTCACGGCTTACTACATAAGCTAGGAGTTGTTTACAACTCTCAAGATGCTGTTGTTCTCTGTGGCAAGATACAAGAATTTATCTCTTACCATGCTATCCTCACTTCTTCTAAGTTAGCAAAGGAGCGAGGACACTACGAATCTTACGAAGGTTCTGAGTGGAGTTATGGTAATTTACCTATTGACACTTACTGTCAACTGATGAACGAGAGACATCCAGAATACTTAAAGAGTGGCGGGAATAATCATTACAAAGCTTCCGACTTTGAGAAGATGGACTGGGATAAGGTTAGGACTCACATAGCTGAATATGGAATGAGAAATTCAAATGTTATGGCTATAGCTCCTACTGCAACCATTTCTTATATACAGGGATGTTCACAATCCATTGAGCCTGATTACTCAACCCTCTTTGTCTACTCAACCTTGAGTGGTGAGTTTACAATGATCAACGAATACTTTGTAGAAGCCGCAAAGAAAAAAGGTATATGGGGAAAAGATTTAGTTGAAGCTCTTAAAGCTGCTGACGGCGATGTTATGTCAATAAATTTAGACGAAGAACTACAGAGAGAGTTTAAAACTGCATTTGATATTGAACCAAACATTCTGCTTGATGCAGCAGCTGAAAGACAAAAATGGATTGATATGGGAGAGTCCCTGAATCTTTATAATAAAGGCACTAGCCTTAAGTATCTCAACGATATGTATATGCACGCTTGGGAGCAAGGATTGAAAACAACATATTACCTAAGAAGCAAAGCTGCTACGAGGATTGAAAAGTCTACGGTTCAGACAACAAAAGAAGAAGTGCCTGAAGAAGATTTGAGTCAGGTTAAAGCTTGCTCACTAGATGACCCAGATTGTGAAAGTTGCCAGTAATGAAAAAGACTAAAGAAATTATTTCGGACAAGGTTGCAGTAGTTAATCAAATTCTTCCTCACACAAACAAGTGGGCGTGGGATTTGTTTATTGACGGTGCGGCTAATAATTGGATGCCAACTGAAATTTCAATGGCTAAAGATATTGAACAGTGGCGTTCTGATTTGCTAACCAATGACGAGAAATTAGTAGTAAAGAGGTCTTTGGGGTTCTTTGCCGGTTCAGAGTCTTTAGTAGCTAACAATCTGTTGCTAAGCATTTTCAAATATGTAACTGATCCTGAGTGCCGACAGTACATTCTCAGACAGGCGTATGAAGAAAGCCTGCATAACCTAACTGTTGTTTATTGTTGTGATTCTCTTGGTTTAAAGATTGATGAAGTTTACGAAGCATACAACTCAATTCCTAGCATCAAAGCTAAAGATGAGTTTCTAATGAATATCTGCACAGATATTAATAGAACAGACTTCAACATCAATACATTAGAAGGTAAAAGAGAGTTTTTAAGGAACATCATCAGCTACTACATCATATGTGAAGGAATCTTTTTCTTTTCTGGTTTCGCAATGCTGCTTTCTTTTAATAGACAAAATAAACTTCCCGGAGTTGGAGAACAAATCCAGTATACGCTTCGTGATGAAAGTCTTCATATTAAATTTGGAACTACTTTGATTAATAGAATCAGAGAGGATAATCCAAAGGTTTGGACTAAAGCTTTTGAAAAAGAGACTTTAGAACATATAGATAAAGCTATGGAACTTGAACTGGCTTACGCTAGAGATGTTTTACCAAATGGTATTCTTGGCCTTAACTCGGACATGTTTATTGATTATGTCCAATACATAGCCAATCGCAGATTAGAAGACTTGAATCTCCCAAGTCCTTATGAAGATACAAAGAATCCATTTCCTTGGCTTAGTGAGATAATTGATTTAGAGAAATGCAAGAACTTCTTTGAGACTCGTGTTACTGAATACGCAGTCGGAAACATAGAAGATGATTTCTAATGCTTAGAAGCATCACGGTAAACAACGACATGCTCAGATGGCTAGCTGAGCAACTGAACAAAGAAACAGAAGCTGGTAACAAGATTACTAGAAGCACTCTTTCCAACTTGATTTGGAAATATGAAAAGAAGGAAGAAAAGTGACTTACGGTTATAAACATTTTGAAGTTAAACGGTTGTATGAATCTGCTAAAGCTCCAACCAAAGGACATATGGATGATGCCGGTTGGGACTTATATGCTTTTGAAACAGTTTCTATACCCGCTGGAGCTACCGTTCTTGTTTCTACTGGCATTTCTATGGCTATCCCTAAAGGTCATGTGGCTCTAATCTGGGATAGGTCTTCAATGGGGGTCAAAGGAGTTCATAGGCACGCAGGCGTTATAGACTCTGGCTATAGAGGTGAAGTAAAAGTTTGCCTGCACAATACAACAAAACATCCGTATCATATAGAAAGAGGCGACAGAATCGCACAAATGTTAATACAAGAAGCCCCAAACTTTATACAACATGTAGTTCACGAACTAGACTCAACAACTAGGGGCGATGGAGGGTTTGGTTCTACAGGTAAGTAGTATGACTAGAAAAAAGAACAATGAGTCAGGATATACTACAAGACGGAAGGCTTTAAAGCCAAAAACGGAAAACCAAACAGATTACATCAGGATCATATCAGAAAATGATGTAACCTTTTGCACAGGGCCAGCAGGTACTGGTAAAACAGCAGTAGCAGTTGGTTTAGCTTGTGATTATTTATTAGATAAAAGGGTTGAGAAGATAGTTGTTACTAGACCTGTAATTGAATCAGGTAGAGGACTAGGTTTCTTGCCCGGAACTTTTGAAGAAAAGATACACCCTTATCTTGTTCCTGTATTAGAAGAGATGCAATACAGACTAAATAGCAATAGGGTTCAAGCTTATAGAGAAGAAGGCAAAATTGAAGTTGTTCCTCTGGAATATATGAGAGGACGAAACTTTCATAATTGCTTTATGATATTAGACGAAGCTCAAAATGCTACGTTTGAACAATTGAAAATGTTCATAACTAGAATTGGTTGGGATTCAAAAGCTGTCATCAATGGAGACATTGATCAAACCGACTTAGCAAACAAAGATCGTGGAGGTCTTGAAGAGTTCTTAGAACGTCTTGATGATGTTCAGGGAGTTGGTATTGCCGAGTTGACAGAAGATGATATAATTAGGAACAAGATTATCTCTCGTATTTTGGATGCACTCTACGACTAATGCCTACTTACGATTATTTATGTAACGATTGCGACTCTGAATTTGAACGAGTGCATGGCTTTGGCAAAACTCCAGAGCCTTGTCATTGCGGCAGTTCAAACATTAAAATAGTAATCAATCAAGTTCCTATGGGCTTCGTCAAAGGCGAGCCAACGACTCTTGGTCAGCTTGCTGAATCTAATACCAAAAATATGGGACGGTATGAACTTCAGGATAAAAGAGCGCAGCAAGAAAAAGGTAATCTTAAAAAGAACAAACCTAAAGATTGGTGGCAAAAGTCTGGAGACGCAACGAAAACTGACATTAATAAAATGTCTAAAGCTCAGAAAGCCAAGTATATTAAAGAAGGCAAGAAGTGATGTCTGAGGACATTAATGAGGATAATAACTTACGAATTGAAAACATTGAACACTTTGAGGTACAATGTGCTGACTGTGAAGAACACTTATATAATCTTGTAAAACTTAGAGATGGCGATAAGAGAGTCTTGCTAATAGTTAAATGTCCTTTTTGTGATGGTGAAAGCTGGACGCATGACATACATGGAGAATATTTGCAAGCTCCTCCAGAGGATTTAATTGTTGAAGAAGTTTGGCAAGAAGAAGAAACATTTTACATCTCCTTGAAAGGGGTTGATGATGACTGAAGACATTTCTGAATTCATAAAAGACAAAGATATTGAATACACTTTCTATGGCAAAGATGGAGAAGTTCTATCTGAAGAGGTGGCACACGCTTGTGCTTACATCTTGTCTGGGGAGGATTCTAAATTTTACTACGTCAAAGTTTATAGAAGTGAGTTGTTTGATCCTGAAGGCATTGATGCAAACAAAATCAGTTCTGTTCACACCAAGTTTTCAAAAGTCGGCAAAGACATCTTTGACTTCTATTTGAATTACTTGACGAATAAAGAAAGAAATCAATTTACTTGGGCCAAAAGAGGAATGATTAATGTCTAAGAAAACTGGAAAACTAAACAAGGTGGAAAAGTTCTACATAGAGAATAACTCTGACAAAGAAGTTTCTCAAATTGCAAAAGATTTAAATAGATCTGAAGCTTCTGTTAAGAAACATATGAAAACTTCGCCCAAACCAGAACATACATCTGAAGCTAAGTCTGGTGATGCATCTAGTCTTATGGGTCATAATGATCGTGGTTCTACAGTTATGACACCCGCTGCTTCTGAGTTATCTGATGAAACCAGAGGCAAGAGGCTTTCTAACGGAAATCACGCTGCAATTCATAAAATCAAATAATGCAACTGACAAAAGAATTTGACGATTACATAGTTGGCTATGCAGACAAAAATCCGATTTGGATAGTAACCTTATCTAATGGTGAAACTGTCTACCAAGACGACGATAGACCCAACGTTGAGCCTCCTAGCGCTTGGGTTAGACTTAAAAAATACTGCGAAGAAAATAATCTTCATATAACTAATTTGAAGATTAGGAATCGAACTCATATAGAAGAAGTAGGGCCGGATTACGATGGATACTTTTTCTGCAAAGGTGCTGGAGCTTTGATGTTCAGCGACTATGTTGTTCATACATACAGTATTGGTGTATTAAAGGGTGAGACTTTGAAAGTCCAAACTTGGAGACTTCCTGAGCTTATTCCTGAAAGATTTGAGGAGAGAGATCCTTATCAATCTCCTGATTGTTTGATAGCTAAAAAAGGAATTTTGAATGAACAAAAATTACAAACACAAAACGACAGGGCAGGAATGTAACGCTGCCCAATACATTGCTGAAATGGTTTGCCTCAGAGAGGCAGAGAAGCAAAGGGTTGGTAGGCCAGCCTATGCGCTGTGGAATACTGAGACATGGCAAAAGAAATTCAAAAGCCAAGTAACAAAGGCTTATAGTCTACTCAAAGAATATAGCGAAAAAGCTATTATCAATGCCTTGAACTCTTATAAAGGCAAAAACATATATTCTCTTCGTGTCAGGTTTCTTGAACCGATAATTAAAATTGAACAAAGAAAGCTTGATGAAATAAACAGTAGAGAAATAAAAGAAGTAGAATACAAAGACAACACTTTAGAAAAACCAAGACAACCCTTCGGAAAGAAGGGCAAGTTGTCTAGATTTAAGGATTTAGAAAATGAGTGATGCAGCATTAAAGACTATCACCAAAAAGTATGGAAACATACTTGTGAACGGAGCTGACGTTTTTGAAGAGTTACAACACATGCAGGTCATTCCTGTCAGTCCATCATTAGACTACGCTCTTGGTGGAGGCTTCAGAGAAGGGACTTGGATTCAAATGATTGGAGATCCAAAGTCTGGCAAAACAACAACTGCTTTGCAGTTTGCTGCGGCCTGTCAAAAGAAAGAATACGGCGAAAGACCTATCTTCTATGTAAATGTAGAAGGAAGACTTAGCACCAAAAATTTTGAAGGTGTTCATGGTCTAGAAGCTAGTAAGATCACTGTTGTGCAGTCTGAGGGAGAGACTCTTAGTGCAGAAAAATATTTAGGCGCTGTAGAAAAAATAGTGAAGTCTCATCCTAATTGCGTAGTGATAATTGATTCAATATCTAGCTTTATAGCACAGAAGGATTTAGATGAGGAAGTAAGGGGTGACTATAGACCCGGAGTTCCAAAGATACTATCCAACTTCTGTAAGAAAATGAGTAGTGTAGTCCCCAAGCAAAAAGCTATCATTATTATGATTACTCACTTCATTGCTAATACTGGTGGTATGGGCAAAAAGAAAGTAGCTGATGGTGGAGTAAAAGTTAGGTATCAAGCAGATACTATTTTGGAGATCGCTTGGATTCAAGCTTGGAAAGACAAGACTGATGGTCGTCAGGTTGGACAGGCTTTACACTGGAAAGTAGTAACCTCTGCTCTTGGAGGTTTTGTTGGAGCCGAAGCTATTGGATGGCTTCGTTATGGAATGGGTATTGATTACAAACAAGAGCTATTCGACCAAGCTAATGACTTTGACTTAATATCAGCAGCAGGAGCGTGGTACACATGTGACTTCTTAGTTGATAATCCTAAGCTAATTAAGAAACTTTTAGAAGCTGAAGGAATTGACAAGGAAGACGAAGAGAAAATCACGAAGCTGGTTAAGTTTCAGGGTCAACAAAAGCTCAGAGATTTTCTTGATCAGAATGATCTTTGGTCAGCTTTGCAAGATTCATTAAAGGAAATGCTGTTTTGAAAGCCATAGGTTTCGATGGCCGTGAAAGAAATTGGAACCTGTCAAAATGCGTAGTTTTAGGGGATCAGACGAGACCCAGAAGTAAATTGCATATTTTAGCAAGAAAGTTACTCCGCGAACAGTTTCCCTATGATACAATTCTTGAGGAAGTGCCACTTGTTGGTTCTCATAAGCCCTCAAGAAAATCTACGCTTTATGTTGACTTCTTCATTCCGTCTCATTCGTTGGCGGTGGAAGTTCATGGGCGACAACATTTTGAGTTTGTTGCTCATTTTCATGGAGACCACAAAGGTTTCAGGAAATCAAAAGCTAGGGATAGAGACAAATCTAACTGGCTTTTGAACAACGATATCGAACTTATTGTTTTAAGTTATTCAGGAACTGAAGATGAATGGCGACAATCCATTATCAATAGATAGACTAGAAGAGTTTGTAGGTAGGTTAGACGCATACATGTCCGATGTTGTCTACGTAGAACCAAACCCTGAAGTAGAAAGAATACTATCATTAACAGGCTTTGAGCTTAAATCACTTACCTCAGAGGAATGTTGCGAGAAGGCATACGCCATATACAACTACTGTAATTTTCTACAAAAGAAACATAACAAGGAAGTTGCTAAAGCTAAATGGTGCGAAGAATTTATAAACTACGCAGTTTCAAAAGTTTCAAATCAGTTTGATAAATACACCAAATGGGAAGTCAAGGTTAATTCTGTAATAAGGGAAGACGACTTTGTACAAAAGGTTTGGCGTGTAAAAAGAGTGGTTGATGGCAACGTAGCCTCATCACTAGATATTATAAGAGACATTAGAAAGCAAGCAGACACACTGCTTGAACTAAGCAGAAGAAAGTACAGTAGGGGATAACATGTCACCACTAGAACTAATAAAAAACGGAATACTAGATAATGATTTTGAAAAAATTATTCAAGGGTATGCTCTTCTCACGGGAGAAGAAGTCAGACCAGAAGAAGCAACCAGAGCAACAGAAGCAACAAGCTCAAACACAGACGACCCCGACAAAGTGTCAGAACAGGTGTCGGTGCGGTCGGAGATAGAAGACTTTACAATGAAACGTGATAGTCTTCCCTCTGGTCAACATGGAAGAAAAGAATCAATACAAGTTGGAGAAAATCAATTTGTAGATGACAGAACAGAGGCTGTAGGAGAAGAGTTTGATACACCTGACGTTAGTCTCACTCCTCGCAGACCTCCTGTCAAAATGATAGAAGTAATTTGCAACGCATGTGGAAGAAAGGAGGAAATAAATCCAGCGTATAAAACAGGTAGTTATCATCGTTGTAGTAGATGTGTAGGTTAATGGAAAGGAAAACTTATGTCCGAATTAAACAACAAAGCAGCAGAAAAAGCAGTACTAGCAGGATTAATACAACACGGTAAAGATTCTTTTGTAGATATTGATGGAGCAATAACCGAAGAGTCTTTCACTTTAGAAGAAAATCAAATTGTATGGAGTTGTCTGAAAAAACTATTTGAAGACTCTGACACAGTAGACTTGCCCACTCTTTATGCGGCAGCAAAGAAAATAGATCTAGATTCTGTGTTTATGAAAAGAGTCCCCAAAGACTACTATAAAAAACTCTCAGCAATAAACATTGAGAAAGCTAATGTAAAACATCAGGCAGCTATTCTTGTAAAGTTTGAAATAGCGCGAGAAGTAGACAAGACAGCGTCTCAAATCAAAGTAAACATTAAAGGCATTACTGGTGATGAGAGTATAAGTGAGATCATTAGTATAGGAGAAACTCCTTTTTTTGAGTTTAGTTCTAGACTTGAAGGCAGAGTTGACAATGAGCCAGAAGATATTGGCGAAAACATTGATGAATACATTCAGTCATTAATAGACAACCCACAAGAAATGATGGGTATCAGTACTGGTTTTTCTAGGTTCGATAAGTCTATTGGCGGTGGTCTTAGAAGAGGCAATGTAGATCTCATAGCTGCTAGAGCAAAGGCTGGTAAAAGTTTATTTGCTGATAGTGTAGCTTTACACGTAGCTGGTACTCTTGGTATACCAGTTCTGATGTTGGATACTGAAATGTCTAGGGAAGATCATATCCATCGCTTACTGGCAAGTATGACTGACATTCCTATAAATGATATTTCTACAGGACAGTTCGGTAAGTCTAGCGGCTTGCAAGAACGTGTCAAACAAGGTGTAGAGAAACTAAAAGAAATTCCTTACAAGTATGTGACTATTGCAGGAACTAGTTTTGATGAAACATTGTCTATAATGAGACGATGGGTTAAGAAAGAAGTTGGTTATGATGAAAATGGAGTTAGTAATCCATGTTTAATTGTTTATGACTACTTGAAATTGACCAGTTCTTCGCAAATGAATGACATGAAAGAGTTTCAAGCTTTGGGGTATCAAATGCAACAGCTTGTAAACTTCACAATAAAAGAGAAGGTTCCTTGTTTATCTTTTGTTCAACTAAACAGAGATGGGATTACTAGGGAATCCGAAGATGTCATTAGTGGATCAGATAGGCTATCATGGTTCTGTAGTAGCCTCACAATCTTCAAGAAAAAGTCTGAGGAAGAAATTGCTGAAGACGGTGGTGAAAGTGGAAATCGAAAATTAGTCCCTTTGATTGCTAGACATGGTGGTGGACTTTCTGACGACTTTGATTATATTAACATGCACCTCAATGGTGACTTTGGAAGAATTGACGAAGGCTTTACCAAGTCAGAATACCTACTTGCAAACAAAAAAGAAAAAGAAGGTTTTGATAACGAACTTGACGACAAACAAGAAGAGTTCAAAATTGAAGAAGATAATGACCCTCAAAAACCATTTTAAGATGAAGTTTTCTTTATCCAAGAACAAACAAGAAAGATCAAAGCAGCTCAAGGTATATGATGATTTGATAATAAACAACATCTATCAAATCCTTGAACACTTTGGTACTTCTATGGAAGTTGGTCTTGGTTCATGCCCTTGTCCAATACATAGAGGTAAGAATCCTCTAGGGTTCTCAATTAACTTAGAGCCTGATCATCCATACTATGGAAGATGGAAATGTTGGTCTGAGAGTTATGGAGAAACTTGCATGACAGAGTTTATCAATACTCCTATCGGTCTTGTTAGAGCGTTACTTACAAGAGACGCTAGAGAATCTGGAGAGATTGATCAAGATTCCATTGTGAAGTTTTATGATGTAATTAAATTCTGCACAAGTTTTTTTGGAGTTGATGGAAACAGCGTTCTTGAAGAAGCTAAAAATGTAACCTTTCAAGAAGGTCCTTCTACTTTAGAATTTGGATTAAGTAAAAGGCAAGAAGCTAAAACCAAAAATAAAAACAATACTAGAGACAAGGTTAGGTCTAGACTGCATATGCCTTCTAACTACTATCTAAGGCGAGGTTTTAGTAAAGAGGTATTGGACGAGTTTGATGTAGGTGTTTGTTTGGATGCTGGAAAACCAATGAATAATAGAGTCGTTGTTCCTGTATATGATGAAGATTGTGAAGTTTTTGTTGGCTGTGTTGGCAGGTCAATGATAGAGACTAATAACATGAAGTGGAAAAACAGTAAAGGTTTTTCAAAAAGCATATGGCTCTATGCTTTAAACAAATCTAAAGGCTTTATAAAGTCATGCGGTACTGCTATATTGGTTGAGGGACAAGGCGACGTTTGGAGACTCTGGGAGTCTGGTATAAAGAACGTGGTCGGAATGTTTGGAGCCAGTTTATCTGACGTACAAACCCACCTACTAAAAGAGATGAATATTTCAAACTTGGTTGTTTTGACTGACAGCGATGGTGCTGGACAAAATGCCAAAGAAAAGATTAGGAAAAAATGCAGTAACTTGTTTAATATTATAGATGTAGATATACCTGCTAACGATGTTGGCGAGATGTCTATTGAAGAAATAAACGAGCATCTGAAACCACAACTTAAAGGCTATACAAATGACTAATATAATTGGATTCTCTGGAGCTAAGCAAAGCGGAAAGAGTACCTGTGCAACTTTCTTACATGGGTATCAACTTAGATTCAATGATGTATTTGAAAAGTTTCTAATGGACGAAAAAGGAAACTTGTTTGTAAATGCAACCGAAATTGACGAACAGGGCAAAGAAGTCGAAGGTCTCGGTATGTTAGATATAAATCGCCAAGATGAAGAGTTTCTTGAATATGCCTCTAGAAACATATGGCCTTTTGTTAGGTCTTTTAGTTTTGCAGACCCTTTGAAGTCAATCGCAATTCAACTGTTTGGACTAACAGAAGAACAATGCTATGGAACAGATGAAGATAAGAATACTCCTATTAATATAAAGTGGGAGAATATGCCAAACATAATAAACGCTAATGGTTTCATGACAGCAAGAGAATTTTTGCAATATTTTGGCACAGACGTTTGCAGAGGCATAAAGGCTGACATTTGGACTAGCGCTTGTATAAATAGAATCCTATCTAGCGGAACAGAGCTGGCGATTGTTCCTGATGTTAGGTTTCCAAACGAGGTAGAGTCTATTCAGAAAGCTGGTGGCAAAGTTATTAGACTTGATAGAAAGCCTCACGAAGACGAACACGATAGCGAAACAGCCTTGGATGGATACGAAGGTTTTGATAATATCATTCATAACGCTGACATGAATATTGATCAAACCAACATGGCTCTCATGGAAGTAATGAAAGGATGGGGATGGCTGACAACAAAATCATAAGAATAGACTGGGATGATAGAATGGTGACTAATGCCCAGCATAAAGCTAAAAAACTGGGCAAGATAAGAAATTCCATTCTTAAAGGTGGAGGAAATGCTGCTGGTTATTTAGGTGAAGAGGCTGTAGCTTCTTTTATTGGAGCAGAAATAACTAGTTGCGATAAAGGCTCTGGTAAATATGATTTTGATATTACTACCAGAGATGGTCGTAGGATAGAGATCAAAACCAAGAGAAGAACAGTTTCATGTATTGATGACAATGGAAATGATCGTGGCTTTTACGAAGTCTCGATAGCAAAGACCAGTGTCCATCAAAGACCTGAACTTTATATTTTTGTAAACATACACTTTAATGATTATAAAAAAGGTCGTTACTATGGAATTAAAAACATAGAAATATTAGGACAAATGGAACCTGAAGATTATTTTGCCGAGGCTAGGTTTGTACCAAAAGGTGAGCATGATCCTTCAAATAATTTCGTAGCTCATGCAGACATGTACAATCTGCCCATATCAGAATTGGAACCCCTAGATGATAGTCTGTTACCACAGGAGCAGTAGTCTTGGAACTTTGGAGTTTTGTCAGCAAAAATATTTTTTGCAATACAATCTCTCATTCAAAGACAAGACCAACAAAAAAGCCTTGATGGGTACTATTACCCATAAGGTAATGCAAACTCTTGGAGACAAGAAGGTTGCAATGAACAAAGGTCTTGACATTGTAGAGGATGAAGAGACTGGCAGAAATTTAACGCTGGATGAATGTGATAATTTAGAACTACTCAATGACATTGCATTTAATTATTATAGCAATGCCTTTCCAGAAGTGGACATCACAGAAAAAGACAAGAAGACTTGTTTGAAGTGGGCGGAAAAAGCAGTAGCTTATCAAGATGGAGCTTTAGACCCAAGAAACCAAGATGTGTTTGCTACTGAATTGTTTTTTGATATAGAAATTAAAAAACCTTGGGCTAAATACAAGTATGAATTTGAAGATCAAACAGTAGAAGGTTATTTATCAATCAAAGGTACTGTTGACCTGATTCTAAAACATGATGAGCAATACTATGAAATCTTAGATTACAAGACTGGTAAAAGAATCAACTGGGCGACAGGCGAAGAAAAAACTCACGAAAAGTTACAGAAGGATACTCAGCTTCTTCTTTACTATTACGCCCTAAAAAATATGTACCCAGAAAGAGAATTCTCAGTTAGTATTTATTATATTAACAGCGGTGGATTATTTTCGATGGTTTTTGACGAGGATGATTATCAAAAAGCCGAAGATATATTGAGACACAAATTTGAACAAATAAGGGATATTCAGCAACCAAGACTTCTCTCAAATGAAAACGCTCATTGGAAATGTCAAAAACTTTGCAAATTTAGCCAACCTTATAAGGAAGGCGCTGAAAAAAGTGTTTGCCAATATGTCCGTGATCAGATAAAACATAGGGGCATAGTCAAGGTTGTTGAAAGTTTTGGAAAAATTGACAAAATCGCCACTTATGGAGATGGCGGTGGAAGATTGGCAGACGATAGCGATAAAAAATGAGTTGGACACCATTACACCTTCACACGCACTATAGCCTCTTAGATGGACTCAGTAAGCCCTCACAGGTTGCTGAGCGATGTTCTGAGCTGGGTTACACTTCTTGCGCGTTAACGGATCATGGCACTATATCAGGCGCTGTGGCCTTCACTCAGGCAATGAAGAAAAAGAATATCAAACCTATTCTCGGTTGTGAGTTCTACCTAAGCCAGCAAGATTGCACTGTGAAGAGCGACGAAAATAAGAAGCTTAGTCATCTTTGCATACTTGCTAAAAACAAAAAAGGTTGGCACAACCTAATACAAGCTGTTTCTAAAAGCAATGATGAAGAAAACTACTACTATAAACCAAGACTTGATTTAAATACTCTTGGCCAATTTGCAGATGGAAATCTCATAGCGTTTAGTGGTCATCTTGGTAGCGATTTAGCAAATGCAATATTTATTGATGCAAAGTCTGCTTATAACGCTCAAACAGAAGAAGAGGCCATAAGATTCACACACCCCGACTGGGTTGACAATGTGCTGTTTGTTGCCAATAGATACAAAGAGATATTTGGTAAAGACAACTTCTTCATAGAGATACAGGCAATAGACCAAGACAAGTCTCCAGCAGCTACTGTTGTTGCCAAAGGTTTAAGGTATATCGCTAAGAAATATAAGTTTCAATCTGTTGCGACTGCTGACTCTCACTACCCCAGAAGACAAGACGCAGAAGATCAGCTATTGTTACTATGCTCTTCAATGAAGACAACTCTTCGCAAAGCAAAAAATAAATTAAAGGAGACTGGTGACTCAGCATTTAGCGGTTTCATGAACTCAGACTCTTTTCACATACCCGCGTTAGAAGAAATACAAGCAGTAAATACTGCCGCTGAAATTGATATGGCAATGCAAATATCTTCTATGTGCGAAGACTATAATATTTTAGGGCAACCAATGCTGCCTAAATTCAAATGTCCAAAAGAGGCTTCAGAAGATCAGTACCTAAGACAATTATGCAGAGAAGGTTGGAAAAATAGACTAGAACCTACTGGTAAAATAAACCTTCAGCAATCAAAAGATCTATACACGGAACAAATCAAGAAAGAGCTTGATGTAATCAGTGAAGCCAACCTAGCTGGGTACTTTTTAATAGTAAGAGATATTGTAAATAGCGTAGTAGATAAGAACTATATTCCCGGTCCGGGTAGAGGTTCTGCTGCTGGATGTTTAGTATCATACTTAGTTGGTATAACACAAGTTGATCCAATAGAATATGGCTTGATCTTTGAAAGATTCTACAATGCTGGTAGAAACACTGGAGGACATGTATCTTTGCCAGATATCGACATCGACGTTCCAGCTACTAAAAGAGATGAAACAATAGATTACATCAGATCAAAGTATGGAAACGATAGAGTTGGTCAGATGGTGACTTTTGGAAGACTTCAAGGTAGAAGTTCATTGACAGAAGTTTTGAGAATCAATGAAGCTCCTTTAGGTTATGAGGAGATGAAAGAAATCACAAAAAGTTTGCCTCATGAACACGAAGTTTCTGACCAATTAGCAGAAATGGATGAGCCGTCTGTTATTCAATGGACATTGATGAATCAACCAGAAACATTAAGAGATTATTGCAGACTCAACGACGACGGAGAATTAGAAGGAAATCTTGCTACATACTTCAAGCAGGCCATGCGTATTGAGGGTACATTTAAATCGCAAGGTAAACATGCCGCAGGAGTAGTAATATCTTCTCATAAACTGGACGATGTTTGTCCAATGGTTAGAGACAAGAGGGGTTCTGATAAAATAGCTGGAATGGAAATGAATGACCTTGAATCAATGGGTCATGTTAAGTTTGACATATTAGGTATTTCCTTGATGGACAAGTTAATGGGTATAAGAGATCAATTAGGAAAAGAAGATGTCTAAACAAAGCTACAGAGAAAACGTAAGAGAAAGAATAACAAACGGACGCTACAGCGAATACAAAGGTCTTAGCATATGTATGATAAATGACTTTTACGAACCAATGAACAAAAAAATAAAATATCAGGTTCATTGCCGTTCATTTAGCGGCCTGTATGAAAATATAGAAGAAGCATTGAATAAATTTTTTGAGTTGAGAAGGAAAATGAGATGAACTACAGAGATATAATTGTATTTGACTTTGAAACAGGTTCTAGGAATCCTGACAAAACCCAGCCTGTACAAATTGCCGCAGTTGCAATTCATGGCAGAAACTTAACATTACAACCAGATGGCTATTTTGAGAGCCTGATACGTCCTGTACTGGACGACGAGGAAGCCATTAGCATGGGACTAGACCCCATCGAAGACGAGGCTTTAGCGGTCAACGGAAAGACTAGAGAAGAGTTGGCAAAAGCTCCATCAGAACGAACAGTTTGGAAAAAGTTTACAAACTTTGTAAATAGGTACAATTTCAAAAACAAACCATTTTACGCGCCAATCGCTGCTGGTTACAATATCGTTGGTTTTGACATGCCGATTGTACAAAGAATGTGTGAGCTATACGGGCCAATCGACAAGAAAACCGGAAAGCAGACTCTCTTTAATAAAATCCACAGAGTTGATGTGATGGATACCATGTGGATGTGGATGGAGAATAATGCCGATGTAAAGTCATTGAGCATGGATTCAATGCGAGACTTGTTTGGTATGAGTAAAGAAAATGCTCACGATGCATTACAAGATGTTAAAGATACAGCTAATTTGATGATTCGATTCATGAAGCTACATAGAAGAGTAGCTCCAAAAATAACATTTGAAAAATCATTTGCAGACGGTGAAACATACATTTGATAAATTAAGGTGAATTATGTCTGATTTTAATCCACTTGACGTTAGTTTTGACGACACTCAGACTTGGGACTTAATATGCTCTGGAAGAACTAAAGGCATATTCCAGCTAGAAAGCAATTTAGGTAGGTCTTGGGCTAAAAGAGTGCAGCCAAAGAACATTGAAGAGCTTTCTGCTTTGATATCAATTATCAGGCCGGGAACTCTAAAAGCCATAGTAGATGGCAAAACAATGACTCAACACTTTGTTGACAGAAAGAATGGAGTTGAAGAGATAACTTATCTCCATCCATCTCTTGAGCCAATTTTAAAAGGAACTCAAGGAGTCCTTGTCTACCAAGAGCAATCTATGCAGATAGCTCAACAGCTTGCTGGTTTTGACCTTCAAGAAGCCGACAATCTGCGTAAAGCGATTGGAAAGAAAAAAGCAGACCTTATGGCTAAAGTCAAAGAGTCATTTTTAAAAGGTGCATCTGAACAAGGAATTGTAAGTAATGAAGTTGCTGAGGAGATATTTAGTTGGATTGAAAAGTCCAGCAGGTATGCTTTCAATAAGTCTCACGCTGTTTCTTACGCTATTTGCGCTTACTGGAGTGCTTATGCTAAGGCTCATTATCCTCTTGAGTTTTATTGCAACTACCTTCTACATTCGTCTGGAAAGCCTGATCCTCAACAAGAAGTTAAACAGCTTGTAAACGATGCTAAAAATTTGGACATATACATCAACCCTCCGTCACTCAAAAAAATGAATACCTACACTGACATAATCGACGGAAGAATATGTTTTGGATTCTTAGATGTAAAAACTGTAGGTCTCAAACAAGTTGAAAAGATGAAGTCTGTAATAGAGGAAGTAGAAGAGTTGTCTAACAAACCTTTTACTGACTGGACATGGTACGAGTTTCTAATCTTAGCCTCATCAAAGTGTAATTCTAGAATGATGATAGCATTGATATCTATAGGATTTTTTCATGAGTTTCCTGAATCTAGACAACGGATGCTAGATGAGCTTGACACTTGGAGCAACATAACCAAGAAAGAGCAGGAATGGGCTATTGCTAATGTTTCAGACTTTGATTCTTTAGTGAGTCTATTAAAAGCTATGGCTCCAACGAAGAAGTCTGGAGGAGCTACTCATAACGCAAAGAGATCTCAAATCATATCTGATCTAGTGATTCAATGTGAAAATCCTTCTTATTCATTAAAGGATGAGCCTGAGTGGGTTGTTAGAACAGAAGAGAACTATCTTGGCGTTTCCTTGAGTCATTCTAGGATTGAGTCTTACAACACTAGCCTAGCGAATACCACAGTAAAAGAATTCACCTCTGGCAAGAGAGGTGATGTTAAGATGGCTGTAACTATATCTGATGTCAAAAAGTATGTGACAAAAAGAGGCAAAATGAAGGGTGTAGAAATGGCTTTCATATGCGCAGAAGACCAGACTGGAACCATAGACACGATAACCGTATTTGCAGACAACTGGAAGAAATTCAAAAACGTTCTTTATGAAGGAAATAACGTTATATTGAAAGGTCAAGATTCCAGAAACATAAGAAATCAAATAGACGATGGATTCATAGTAGAAGACGTTATTGAATTATCCTAACCTACCACTTAAAATAGTTAAAACACCTCACTTGATAGGAAAAAATATGAACACCATTTCAAACTACTGCCGATTTATTGGAAGACTCACAGAAGATCCAAAAATGGTTGAATTTGAAAATACCAGACTTTGGACTTTTAGTTTGGCTATAACTGAGTATAGAAAAGAAAAGACTGGCGAAAAAAAGAAGTCAACTAATTTCTTCGACTTTGAAGCTTGGGACTCTGGTGGTGATGCAATTGGCAAACATTGCTCTAAAGGCGATATAATTGATCTAGTGGCCTCTGCTAGAAACAATTCTTGGACTGACAAAAATGGAAATAAAAGGTTCGCAACAAAGTTTAGAGTTAAAGAATTCAAGCTCTTCAACTCAAAACCAAAAGAGCAATTTGTATAAGAAAAACAAGAACATCAATAAAGAGCTTGAAGAAGAGCTGATTCATGATCATTATGGATTAGTTGTATCTCAAGCTCTTTGTTTTTTGCATGATGCACAGGATGAAAACTTTGATGACTATATGCAGGTTGGTCTTATAGGACTACTTAAAGCTATAAGAGAACATGATCCAGACAAGTCTAAGTTTAGTACTTACGCAAGCGTGTGCATAAAAAACGCAATAAAAAATCTAAAAACAAAGCAAGAAAAAAAAGACTCTATCAAATACGAATACTCAAAAGTAAAAGAGGGTTCTTACGACATAACGGATAATATATTTGACTGCTTGCCAGATACATTATCCGAAAGACAGCTATTCATAATAAAGCTGAAATCTCAAAACTATACAAACGCTGAAATAGCTGATCTAATATCTTGCACAAAACAAAACGTAATTGAGGAAGTTGATTTAATTATCAAATCTTTGAGAGAAACAAATACATGAGAAAAAAAAGAATACTCTTTTGTGGGGAAGCTACTTATCTAAACACTGGATATGCAACCTATTTGAGAGAGATAATGAAGGTTTTATATTCGACTCAGAAGTATGAGCTTGCAGAGTTCGCAAGTTATGGTAAGAACGGTGATCCAAGAAGCGT